CCTTAACAAAGTTATTAACACAGATGCTGATGCATTAAAGGTTGACATTAAAAATGTAACCCTTAAAACAGAAGGATCTGATATAAACATAGAGGTTCATACAGATAAAGCTGAGGACTCTATGCTTATGTTTACTCATACTGTTAAAACAGGTACAGGGGGCACAAGCTATGTACCTTTAGTAGACTCTGATGGACATTTACAAGTTGACACTTTATCAAGTGCATTACCTACTGGCGCTGCTACTGCTGCTAATCAAACAACAATTATAGGCCACGTTGATGGCATAGAGGGTCTGTTAACCACTATAGACGCAGACACTGGCGCGATTAAGACAGCGATAGAGTTGCTAGATAACGCAGTAGACGGAAATTATTTAAATGTAAATGCTAATATAGCAGGAACAGATTTTGTTGGTGGAGCTGGAGCTGTTGCAGCTGGAGTACAAAGAGTAACTTTAGCATCTGATGACCCAGCAGTTACAGATTTAGCAGCTATGGAAGCACTATTAGGAACTATAGATGCCGATACAGGAGCTATTAAAACAGCTACAGAATTAATTGATGATGCAGTTTATGCAGATGATGCTGATTGG